CGCCTGAACCAGGAGGTCCAGGCCCGTCTTGATGTAATTCATCTGTTGTTCCTTTTGGAAAAGGAAGGGGGGCCGATTGGCCCCCCTTGGTATTCTCTACGCCACCGGAAGAGAGGGGTCCAAAGGGACCGGGGCTGCCGGGGCCGCAGGAGTATTGGCGACAACCGCTGCCGACAGGGAGTCGGTAGCAGAGCCGAGGGCTGTGTGAAGTTCGGCCAGTTTTGCAACCGCCGCAGGCACGTCCTGGCTCACAGAGAGCTGCGCCGTAAGGTCAGCAACCTGGTTCCGGATGCCATCGATGACAACCTTGGTGCTCTCCACGACGGAGGTAACCTTGGCGGTATCGGCGGCGATGAGGTCGATTGCGTTTGAGAGGTCTGACATTGTCTTCAGTATCTCCTTGAAGAGACGGGCGGTCTGCTCGTCATGATGGTGTACGTGGATGTGCATTTGCTTTCCCTTTTTGGGAGCCTCTCCATACCACAACAAAGAGACGAATTGATGAATTCAAAAGAGGTAGGGGATAGAGGGGGCGACCAGCCCCCTCCACTGCATCAGCAGCCTTTGCCCTTTTTCTTTTTCGCCATTACGTGCTACCTGGCGAGCCATAAACGCCGAGCGGATCGGATACACCGAAGCTGTAGCGTTCACGGGCCTTGTAACGGACGTTACCCGTGTTGAAGTCACCATCCATGGCGGTCTTCATGCCGACACGTTGGAACATCTTCATACCATTCGGGACATCCGTCATGAGGAACCAGGCGTTGGTATCCGTGAGGAAGTTGTTGATGGTCAAGCCTTCAGGAATAGCATTCATATTCTTGATGGCGTTGATATCATTATCCGCGGTACCGACGCGCTGGGTCGACTGGAGAATGCGGTTCGCAATGAACATGTAGGCGGGCGGAATCAGCAGTTTGCGTGGTTTAGCCGCAATCAGGAGGCCGCGTTCGTCTACCCATGCTGCGATTGCAATAACCGCCGCTTCCAGGGACGTTTCGTTCAGGTCAACACCCGTCGTGGGGCGATTGGCGTTTGTACCGCCATTGACCAGAGGGTGTGCCGTTGAAAACAACGTCACCGCATCACCCGACTGGTAGGTGGTGAAACCGTTGTTAAACGGAATCATCGCCTTGACCTGCTTTGTGTACGCCATACCGCGGGCAAGAGCCTTGGTGTAGCGCGAAGACAAGCTATCATACATGTTGTCTTCGATGGCTTCTTCAGTGATGGAAAATCCCATAGCAATCGTTTCGTGATTGTAACGGGCCTTCCATGCTTCCTGAGCAACGTCGTACGTGACCTGCTCGCCTTCGTTTTTGTTCGGAGCGGCGCCGAAGCCCGAGAGCTTCAGCTCTTCTTCAAACGAACGCTCTGAGGTTTCCGTGTCGTAGACCGCCTGATGAAGGTTGTCATAACGCTTGTAGGAAAGACCAAAGAGCGCATTCAGTCCTGGCAGCAACTCAAAGAGTAGCTGTGATCTGTTCATAGTAGCCATGGATATTCTCCCCGACTACACCCCTAACTAGATGGCAGTACCATTCTGATAGGCGTGTGCGCCGAAATTGATTTTTACGAGGACGTCAGTGAACGCGTCACCGACAGCTGAGAATGGGTTCTGAGCAAAACCAATGATCTTCACAGGGAACGTGTTCGTCGTGTTGACGGTAGAAGCTGTGATGGCGATCTTGGAGTTGCCGGTTACAGTGGAGCCTGCGTTCTGAACGAGGGTTGCGTTTGCGAACAGAGCGGCCTGGGCCAATGTACCGTCAGCCTGAATCTGGAACACGCCTTCCGGGTCATCGAAAACATATGCGATGGCATCGGAAGCGACGGTGTTTGCGGGCCAGTACTGCTTCCAGATCTTCTGGAGCGTGTTCGGGTCGGTATACGAGCAACCCAAAAAGATTCCGAGAATGCCTGGTGCGGTGACCGCGACGGTGCCAGCTTCCTTTGCAATGAAGCCTGTCGTCAAGCCATTGACCGGGTCGCCGTAGAAGATGTTGGTGTTGTAACCGGAGGCAATCGGGAAGATGCGAGTCTTCTGATTATAAGCCGCCGAGATGACGTTGCCCTGGGGTTTGAAGCCATAAGGCGCTGCAACTGAAGCCATGGGATATTCTCCTGAGAGTGGTTATCGACGCGGGGTCAATCCTCGGATGAGGGCTTACTACCGCCGCCAAAGGTGACCTGCGTTCTTCGCTCTGGTGCCAGAACGGGCATACGGGGGTCACTCTCACGCATAAAGTTATTGTCAACGGCCACCTGCTGAGACTTGGCGAGAGCAGCGTAGTGGGCCTTCCGTTGGTCATTCATTTCCTGCGGCATCCTGCACAGAAGGAGCCCGCCGATTTCGATTCCGTCCTTGAAACGGGAATTCTGATCGCGCGAAATTCCGAATTCTGGATGCTCAGACAAGGGAACCGGTTCCCACCCCTCACGGAACTGACGGGAGATGTTCGAAGGATCTGGTTGTCCGTAGACAGAGGTGCGGACCCATCGATAAACAAAACCCGGGCTTGGTTCCGGATCGGGAAGCAATGAAGGCGGTTTCCAGGTGGTGGGGCGCGTCGTAGATTCCCTTGTGGAGGAGCTACGCGGGTTTCTTGTCTGCTTGGTTGGTGCTTGTTCGTCTGTCATTTCAGTTGTCCTTCATCTGCTTTACGAGCTCGACTGCGTATTGTTGGGGCGTCAGACCGAGTCGTTTTGCGAGAGAGACCTGAGATGCGGTCAGACTCACTTTGCGGCCATCGGAGGAAATGCTCGCGTTTGTGCGCTGAGCAGGTGCAACGACCGAAGAAACTTGTCTTCGAACCTCTGGTTGGACTTGCTTGTCCGGCCAATCATGGTTCGGGAAATACTTCCGCATGCCCTTGTCGAGCTCTGCGTAATAGGTTTCTGGGTTTGAGCGGGGATCGATACCCTGCTCATTGACGAGCTTCTGGTGGAGACCAAAAGCAGTCGCCGTCATCACAGTGTCCTTCTGGAACCATGGGTTCTTGTTGGACCATTCAGCGGTACGGCTATCAACCGATGGCACCGTTGGCTTTGGCGGCGCAACGGGCGGCGGTGCTGCTTCCTGCTGGTACTGCGGACGGTAATTATCGACCTGCGCTCTCTGATTCATCAAACCAGCAAGCTCTTCCTGGGCGTTCACCAATTCCTCGGTGTTGCCCTCTTCATGAGCCTTCCTCAACCGGTTCTTGGCCTGGTTGATCTGGCTCTCCACGCGGCCCCTGGCCTGCTCAACCAAGCTCTGCTCACCTGATTTCAGGTTCCGCATGAGGTTCTGATTGTGCTCATACAAGGACTTTGCAACGCGGGCGGCCTCTTCGACCTGCCTCTCCGCTGCTTCCTTCAGCCTTCGCTGTTCATGGTATTCATAAGAGATCTTCTTGATGCGCTTCTGCACAGTGTCGGAGTACTGGGCGAGTTCTTCATCATCCGGAATGACGCCTTTCGGGGCTTCTGGAAGAGGCTCCTTGCGGGCCTTGCCGCGATCCCTTTCAGGGGTGTCATCGACAATTTCGATGTCGAGCGGGTCAATCGGGTCTGCGTTTGTAACAACCTGACCCGGGATTACAGTCTTGATGTTCTCTGGGTTGGTGACATCAATCTCAGTCTCGATGGACTGGTGGGACGGGCTCATTACCATGACCGCTCAATCCCCCGCGGATCATCGACAACCCCGTCTACCGTGTCGTCGTTAACGAAACGAAACTCCTGGCCGTGGATCTTGACCCTGGTTCCCTGATAGGAACGGCAAATGACCCAGTCGCCTTCTTTGCACCACGGTCCGCCTGGAAACTTCGCAGGGTCCTTGTAGGCATCCGGACCCATCGCCACGACAAAGCCTGTCACAGCAGCAACATGCTCAGCATGTTTTTGGGAGTCCGCGAGGAATACACCCCCTTCAGTCTTTTCTTTGATCTGAGGGAGAGCGAGCAGCAGGCGATAGCCTGACGGCTTGGGAAGCTGAGTGCCGGTCTTAACGGCCTCAGAAACCTCTGATTCGTAGAGTTTCATTAATGCTCCGGTTGCTTTGGACAAAAAGAAAGCCACCCTCGGGAGAAGGGTGGCTTGGTGTGCTTCTTGCCAGTTTTGCCAGGGATTAAACCTGGAGGGCTAAGGGCCCTACCCTAGATACAACCAGTGGTTGACAAATGTCAACATACAATTTCCAGTTTAGTAATTAATCTTCCTCTTGGGTATCCAGGATCTTTCTCTCGACGTCGACCATCAGTCGCTCGGCCAGAGAAAGACCGTCAACGATCCCGACCTTCCTCTGATACTCAGAGAAGTCTTTACAACTCCCGGTTGCAATCAACTGTTCGAGTTCGTGGATTTCCCGCTTCAGGGCCCGCTTGAGCTCGATACTATAACTTCCAAGACTACTCACTCGGTGGCTCCTTTGGCTTCATTGCGGCCTGCTGGGCTGCCTGGGAGATCGGAAGAGCACACGTCTGAACTCCAGT